CTTTATGGCGTCGTCAACAGATGAGATAAACTCCCCGATTCTACTTGTCAGATATAAAACGCCCTCTCCGGCAGGCCTCGCCACACCAAATAACATGCCAATACCTTGAACGACAGTTCCAATTACTTGAGCGCCGATATCCAATAGAGAAAAGAGGCCTTTGAATGTGGTCTTGATATAGGAAGCTGTTTGGTCTCCTATTTTGAGTTTTTCAGTAAAGGCCTCAACGCTCTTGGTTATCTCAACAAGTCTTTCACCAGTCATTGCCGGGAAGATCTCTCTAAATGCTTCATGAATCGGAGTAAGTACCGACGAAAGACCTTTGAATGCGTTCGTAAATGAGTTAATGAGCGCATCACGGCCGCCATTAGCATTCCAGAAGGCAAGCATCTCGTTGCGAGCGTTTGTAGACGGCGCTATTAAATTATCAAAAGCAACCTTTATGCTTGTGAGCATTTCAGTTGCGTCGGCCTTGTTGCCAATGATATGTTCCCAAGAGACTGCCCAACCAGATCCAACAGATTCCTTCATGGTGTCGAATAGTTTTGTGAACGTTGTAACTTCACCGGCCAGTTTAGTCATCGTCTCATCATTAGCAAACTTATTAAGCGTTTTGGTCATTACTTCTGCCGATAACCAGCCATTCTCGAGGGATTCCCTCCAATCTTCAATCTTTGGAACGTTCCTTCCAAGTTCTTTTCCAGTGTCTATTAACGCTTGTTTAAACTTCTCCCCACCAATATTAGCGTTTTGTACTGAATTCCAGTCCTGAAGTCTAACTGTTCCTGAAGCTATAGCTTGAGAAAGTTGGTACATCGCTCTTGATGCATCTTCGGAACTTGCGCCAGATGAGGCGGCTATATTAGCAATACCTTTAACTGACCCAATAGACGTTTCAAGGTCTACACCAGCCGCCGTAAAAGTTCCAATGTTTTTTGTCATATCGGCAAAATTATATATCGTTTGGTCGGAATATTTATTGAGTTCGGCTAACGCTTTATTTACATCTTCTAATGTCGTTCCTTTACTTGCGGTGTTTGTCAATATTGTTTGTATTGCATTGATTTTTGTCTCGTATTCGGTAAGTCCTTGTTTTACTGGATCTATTGTTAACGCAGAGATTATTGTTTTTCCAGCGTTGACTGCCGCGTTCGTCAAATTTGCAAGGACCGTGGCGCCCATTATACCAAGCGCTGTGAATCTACTAGCTATGGCGTCAACCCCTTCAGCGATGTGTGAGAGATTGACAGACTTTGCAGCTCTATCAAGCTCAGAAAAACTACGTACAGCGCCTTCCATATTAAGCCCTTTTTTAAGGTTTTCAAGAGTATTCATAGTTGTGCGAGTTTCACGTTCGAATTGTTTGTTGTCAAATTGCATCTCAACAACGCGTTCGTCAATACTCTTCATAGGCTAGTCACCTCCTTCCAAATTTCGTCTGCAATTTTCTTAAATATAGGTTGTATTGCCGGATTTATGTAATCCTTCCCTTCAACATACCCGCCATTTCTTGTGCCATGGCCATATTGAAGAAGTATGGCGACTGGAACACCGCTTTCCATATTGGTGTTTGTCCATGTTATAGAGAATGATCGTCCGGTAATATTAATTTCATATCCCCAGGAGCTGGCTGTTAAACCAGAGTCAACTGGAGTAGCCGAAGCAAGAGCCGCAACTCCTTCTCGGCCGTATTTATCTAAAATTCGCAAGTAGTTAGCTTTTGTTGCGTTTGTAAGGAATCTTTCTGTTTTGTTAAAATTACCTCTGTGCTTAATTCGTAACATGCTTGCCTCCTTAGATGGGACAATCGTCTTTATTTTTTGTTTTGCTTACTATGTCCGATTTATTAAGCCAGTCATTATTCTTTGCAAGGTTTTCGAATAAAGATTTACAGGCATAAAATAAGACAACGGCAATTATTTCCGTAACGGCAACTTTCGATAAGTCTTCTGCGATCTCTACGCGTCCTAAATACGCAAGAAGATATGAACACCATACCCAAAGAACACCATTTACAAGGCAAAAACCAACGACTTTTTTCATCGTTTCGGTCTTCACTTTATTATTCCGGAGCGTACTAATACCACCGCCAGCTCCTGGCGTTTCATAAAACCCTGCGGATTATCCACCATTCCGTCCTTATCCCCATCAGAGAATACGCCACTTTCTACTGCTTTTTTACTTGCTTCTTCTGCATATTCAGATACTGGCTCTTCCCCAAGCCTCTTGTATATTCGTTTAACAAGGCTATCTACTTGAGCGTCTGTGAGTTTTTCGAAATCTACCATTTCTTCTTCCTCCTCTACTTCGTACGTTCCCATCTCATTTGGAATTCCGCAGAGTTGAGACACGTCAATAAACGATGTGTTGTCGCCACGTTTCTTTCTTACTTCATAGTGCAGGTGGCTTCCCGTACTATGACCAGTAGAACCCTCGATACCTAATAGATTTCCGGGTCTAGCATAGTCGCCAACGCTGACGTATGTCTTACTAAGGTGCGCGAAGTACGCGAACATGCCGTCTTTAACTCGTCTGGCCCTTATGTAAAGACCCATCCCGCCTGTTGGATGCGGGTCCCAGCCAACAAATTCGATAATTAAGGAACTATCGTCAGGAACAACGATGCTCTTATTATCTAATCCTACAAAATCTAAACCTTTATGTTTTTGTCCTTTGTAGGCCTGGCTGATTTTAAACTTACCCTTATAAGGTACGAACATTTTCGATCACCCCTTTGTATTGTATTTGGCTCTTCGCTCATCATTAAGCTTCTTGTTTCTGCTGATGATTTCTTTTTTACTCATCTTCTTTTTAGGATTACTCTTTATATTACAAACGTTTATTAGCATAAGAAGTCTATTCAAATGCCACTTTTGACATGGATCAAAAGGAACATTGAGAGCAACCATCCAATAATAAATAAGTTCGGCAGTAACTTGTTCATGACTAGTGCCTTTCTTATCATCTTTTGGAAGGATTGTCGCGGACATTGGGGCTTCTATATAATCGCTAACTTCATCAATAATCTTCATTGTTATGGAGTTGTATGTGTTTTCTGGTACGTTTTGTGTTAGGGTCATGCACCGAATGTAATCGATTGACTCTTCTCGAGTTTTATTCTCCTTTGTCAGGAACGGTTTTAACCATTTCGACTCCCATTTTGAAAGGGAGACTAGGGAATGCTCAAGTTGCAACACTTGCTCTTTTGAGGACACGAACTCTTGTTTTGCCTCGTCAAATAATTCGGTAGCAGGAATTACGAGTCTTAACATCCCCTTAATCTCCTTTCATTCAACATATTGTATTCTTATTCAGCCTTGGACTGGCTATTAATCCTGTCCTGGATCTTTTTTGGAACGACGGCGTTAATAAACGCAGCAGCAGCGCCAGCATTTGTCGCAAGCTCCATGAACAGATCGCTATAAGCCTGCGTAGAGGCAAAGTTTTCACGAATCTGCTGATTCTTAACGAACATCTTTCCATCAAACGACTTCTCGCCGACAGTCTTCAGAACAAAGTCTTTGAAGAATTCGACCAGACGTGCTTGGTCTTTCTCGGCGATGATTTTTTCTACGAATTTGGTAAGACCGTCGTTATGAGACAGTTCCAACTCCGCGAGTTCTGCTTCTGTCAAATGGAAGTAGAAATCTTCTTCTCTTTCATTCTCGTCGAAGTCTGTATACTTCATGTGTTTCTTAAGCATTGTTTTAAAACTCCCTTCAGAAATGTGATTAAAAACGGCAGAGCCCTCTTAAGTTGAGGGCCCCACCAAATGAGAAAAGTGAGAGGAGGTGTCAATCATCAACCAGCTGCGAGGAGAGTCATGATCTCATCAGGCAGAGGTAGACGTGCAGCAACCGCCGGGTCGGTAGTGGCATCCTTACCGTACAGAACTTCTTCCAGAGCAGCCATCTTAGCTTCGGCAACCTTAGTGGAGTCGATTACTAAAGAGGCAGTCGGTTTGAATCCAGTTACTGCAACCGGTGTGGTGGAAACTTCCCAGGAGAAAGTGATCGCTTCCGGGGAGTCATTGATAGTCTGATAAGCTTTTTCAGACGGGCTAGCCAGAGCACCGTAGATGATGTGAAGTTTGTAGCCGAAAGCTTCGCCTTCAATATCATTACCAACAGTAGTTCTGTAGCACAGACCGAAAGTCTTTCTGGACTGCTGACCGATAGTGACGCCAGTACCGATAGAGGCAGATCCGTCACAGGCAGCAAACTCGTCAGGATATGTGTAGGCTTCGATGGAGGCTCCGAACTCTTCTGCAGACATCAGAGTCAGATATTTAGCGTCATCGGCATACAGGGGTGTGGGTTCTGCTCCAGAAGGGCTTTCTGTTACAGAGGTAAGTCCGTTCCAAGGAACTCCAGCCGGATATGCGCCGGTGTCGTCCCTTACATACAGGACGCCATTACGTACGCCTGTTTCGTAAAACCGTTTACCGGTCTCGTCCCATTTAAGTTTACTCATAAAAGTGAATCCTCCCTTAATAGTAAATATTAAAGTTATAATGATTTAAGTTGTCAGCGGAGAACGTCCTATCAAAGCTACACATAGGTAACTTTAAGAGTTTATCGACGAACACATTATCTGGGTTCTTGTCAATCAACGTCACCGAATAACGTTTGGAGTTGGAATATGGTTTATCGTTAGCAAAGGTACTGTCGGCTTTGTCTAATTTATAGACTATGCATGGATAAGCTAATTTAATAGACTCTGGGGGTTGAAAATAAACGTTTCTAGTTCCTAACAGATTCTCTAAGAGAGTCTGCAATTCAGTTCTATTACTCATTATACACACCCCCAATAGTCAGAATAAGCCTAGGGTACTGGACCTCGACGTCTGAAATCTTCCATTTAGCACCCATAAATTTGACATACCGCATAGTATAGAAATTCTCATTGGCATATGGGTCGGCTACGATACTGATCTGATTCAAGATGTTGACGTCGTCGTTCACAGACCCTGAAGATTCAAGTCTTCGGGTGTTTTTTATTAGATCGCCATAGTAATTACGAGTTGTTACTTGATCTTCGTACACTCCTGGCGATGTTTCTATACTAGTGCCGAAGCCGATTTCCCCATAAAATTTAGCCATTTTGAATTTCCTCCTTAACTAGACGGTCTTAGCCAGCAACATACTCCGAAGATTTAAGCGTTGCAAGAACAGCCGTGGTTGGGGTTGTTCCGTCGGCAGTTACATACGTAATAGTACCAACGCCAGTCTTAAGTTCAAAGCTTGTAGGTTCGTACTGAACCCCTCCAGCTACGATGATTGCTCCCATCTGGAACAGGTCTTCCAAAGTAGCAGCATCAATTTTTACGGTGGTTGCCGAGTCGGAGTAAGCATAAGCATCTGCATTCTTAACATAGATGTATGTCTTTCTAACAAACTGATCATCGTACTGTTTTTCATAAATGTGTTTCATTTTAACCTCCCTAATTATCCAAGAGAAATAACAAACGCCGAATAGAAAACCTAGACGGCGTATGCTAAATTAGATTAATTATAGGACTGCTTAACCCTGAGCAGGAGCCTCTTCGTGCATCTCTACAGCGATTGCAGAGTAAGGTTTGATCAGAGCGCCAGAACATCTGGTTTCGATCAGGTACTTCTGAGCATTGTAGTCGATGTCGAAGTCGTCAAACATGTTTACTGCTCCGCCCTTATCAGCACCAACATTGTAGTCTGCCAGGTTTACGATGATACCTTCCAGGCTGTAAGTCTTGGTATCGTCAGCAACACGAGTCAGGTTCTCCATTACGGGAACGGTGATGATTTCTTTAACACGCATAGCGGTAGCCAGCTTCTCTACGGAATCGTAGATAACTCGACCAGTGGTGTCTTCCATCAACAGACAGTTAGTCAGCATATCTTCAGTGGTATACAGAGTCGGATTTCCGGAACCCTTATAGCTCTTTCTGGATTTGATGACTCCACGGATGAAAGCCTTAGCCTTAACGGAATCGGAAGCACCATTAGCCACAGTAATCTGAGATTTAACGGTGTACAGATCGTCATCTTTCCAGATAGGTCTGATGTTGGTTTCATTGATCTTATCGTCAGAGGATCCGAGTCTTCCATCCCCAACCAGAATGGCTCGAGCGATTTCCTCGTCCAGCATCATTCTCATTTCGGATTTCAGCCAAGCAACAACGTCGAAATCAGTAATATCAATTACATCATCTCTGTCGATCTTCTGTTTCTTATAGATAGTGGTCGGGGTGGTAGTTCTCTTAAGTAAAGAGAATACTTCATCAACCTTCAGGTTGCCCTTAATATAACCTTTAGCCCTTGCGTCGGCTTCGGTAATATCGGCAAAGGTGGACTTGATTCTGGAGAAAGGAGTGTTATGTACAGAGTTCATAACCTTTCCAACCCATCCCATTTCCCGCTGAATGAACTGCGGAGGAGCGTCCAAGGTCTTAGCTTCCGGCATCAGATATCCGATATTTTCGATACCGTGAGCCAGGACGCTGTCTTTCAGGCTTCCATAACGCTTAGCATCAGAGATAATAGCTTCCATTTCGGAATGGCTCAATACGTTCTCTCTTCCAGCCGCAGTGTTATCCATGTCAAATACGTTCTGTTTCATACTGTCGTCTCCTTCATCATCATCTTCATCATCAGCTCCAGCATCTTCTAGTGCCTGTCCAATCATAGCATAAACAACGGTTTTCTGTTCTTCGTTCAACGTATCGAATACGTCTTTAACGGTCTTTTCTTTTCCATCGCCTTCAGCGTGAGACATCTGTGACATAGGTTCTTCTCCTTTTTCTTCTTTTACTGGGGGCTCTTCAGCATGATATAATGCAATATCCCCTCCTAGGTAGATTTCGACTTCGTCGTCTTGAATCTCGCCATGTTTGATAACGGATTGAATAAGTGCCTCGGGGTTAGCCCCAGCGAGAACTACGCTTACCTCACGAATGGCTCCGTGTAACACGTTTCCGCCGTTCTGTTTAAGCTGGTTTGCATATATTGACAGGGCCGATACATCCCCGTGTTGTACGAGGATCTTTGTCATCTTTCCTGCTTCGGAATCATTGAAGGTGCAATATGCATACACTCCTTCGTCACGATGCTCCAACCTTGCATGTCCCAAAATGTTCAGGGGATCATTGTGCTGGTGATTCCATACGAGTGGTACTACCTGCCCATCGTGATGTTTAAATGCATCCGGCATGATTGTTCTGCCATCGGAGCATTTGACATTGTGACGGGTGGCCCATCCACTAAAATCGTATTTCTCCATTTTGAATTTCCTCCTTGTGAGAATTACATTGTTGGTGTAGAATCGTCTGTCGGAGGTGTAGGCTCTGCTCCTTCAGCACTATTAAGGTTCTTATTCCTTAATTCGTCAGCTTTAGGATCGGTTGACGGTTTCATACCAATGACCTGTCTAATCTCGTTAGACGATGTGATTTCGTTCCTTGTGAACTTGTCAGCTATTTCAGCAATAGATGCGACTGGGACAAGCTTAAATGGATCACGGAAGAACATTATGGATTGACCCTGAGTTCTAGCCGTTTTAGTTAAGAATTTTCGCTTCATGTCATCAACTATAGCTGAGATAATAGGTTCGGTGGTTCTGTTATAGTAATTAAGCATTGTCTTCTCGTCAGCGGTACCATCCAATATACTCTGTGTGATCCCTAACTGGCTATATAGCATGCTCGTTAGATACTCGATTTGAGTCATCAGATTGTTCTCGACTGGTCGATTTAACTGGGTTATGCGTTCCGTACCATCGGTATACGCAATACCATACTTAGATCCTGACAGTTGGGACTCGATGTCAGCCCTGCGGTTGTCCGCTTGACGACGCCTAGCCTCTGTCTTTATAACATACGGTAGCTGGATTATTAAGTCCAGTTTTCCGGAACCACTTTGTTGATCTATAGCATCCAATAGGTTGAGTTTGGAGATCAACCGCCGAAGTGTTGAGTTTGGTTCGTTAACAACTGCATACAATGGATTTTCGACAATTACCGTAGATTTCTTTGGTACGATAATATCTTCTTTTTGTCCAGTTCGCTCATTGTAAACTCTAACTCTAACATCACTAGGATACCAATCTAGAATTTTACCGGTTCGCATTGATAGTATATCATAAGAGGTCGATCCTGGTTTTGTTAGGATATCTGTTGGTACGACTGCTACACAGCCTTCGTCTAACATTGACATAACAATATCTTGTATTAAGGCTCTTCCGGTTTGGTCTACGTTAGCATCTAACGTTAGACAATTATTAAGTCCAGACTGCACGACAGATAGAAACCTTCCGTCTTGGTCTTGTCGGACATGTTGCACCACCAATGCTGCTACGTCCAGAGCTATTCTATTATACACTGCCGTAATTGTCGAACGCTCGTTACCTCCACTGAATCGTGGTCGGTCGGGTCTATAGCTTGACGAATATCCGGGTGGTCGATAGGTCGGATCCCGATTCGTGAAAGCATTGTAGGCATGTTGAAGCCTATCGAGTAATCCCATTTTGAATTTCCTCCATCATATCTCTCTTAGCGTTACCGGGTCATAGTCTTTACTCGTCTGAGTCTCGTATAGGATTGGGTCGAGTATAGAATGCGACGTGACGACACCAGTATCTTTTGCTACGAAGTAGCAGGTCATCTCAGCAGCATCGCTGCAAGAAGAGTTCTTAGGTCTGGTGCAGAACACGAAGGCGTCTTCGATTTCGGTAACGGTTTCGATGGCATCCTTTGGGAATACTTTACTCAGCTCATGCCAAGCTTCGTTAACACTTAACATCTATACATCACCACCTCCTATTCGAATGCATCTTTGTTCAGTTTAAATGCAATGTAGGCATCCATTAGAGCTGCTACATTGTCAATCTTCTGGTCTGATCTTTTCTTGTACAACTTTCGATTACCGTTGGTGTCTTCAAGTGTTATACAGTTACCCATCGCAAAGGACATGAGTTCTTCGTCAAATATTAACAAACGCTCTTCGGATAGTTTCTTAAGTTCGCCCAGTGGTACTGATTCTGTCTTAGCCCCCTGGATTACTTTTACTATTCCAAACGGTCCATTCTCGGTCTCCCATCTTTCAACAAAAGACTTAGCATTATACGGGTCGAAACCGAAGCATCTGACATCGTACCCCACGTCCGATATGTGAGCATCTAAGTCGTCATAAACCTCGTCTAAATCCAAAACTGTGCCTTCTAGGACTATAAGACTGCCCTCCTTCATGAACTGGTCATACTTTATCCGCATAGCGGCGGGTAGTTTTGACAGTGTGAGCGATGTTATATAACTCCTAGTCTTAATTCCAAAAGCCCCTCGAGGCAATGGGAATAGGAATGTGAAGGCGCAGAAGTCATCACCTTGTGATAAGTCCGCACCTAATGCGCATGGCATGTTCCAGTAATCTCTAGGTCTATGCGTCAGTGTTTCCTCGTATGTGAAGTAATATGTATAACCTTCCATTGGAATTCCGAACCTCTTGGCGAGAATATCGTTACGTGACGCCGGTGCCTTCTCAGCTCTCTCGACGTCCAACTGATATGTTTCATAAGATACAGTCTTCCCTATGTTGGGGTTAGCCTTAACCCACATCTCGGGGTTGTTGATCTCGTCAATGGAGTCAAGTTTGTACCACCAAATGGATACATGCGGGTTCACATACTCGCCTTTTAAGATGTCCATTAACTCCATTTTGATTGTGTCGCCACTACCGTTTCGGACTGTTCCTTCTGAACTTATGGCTACTATCAGATAATCATCCAACTTAGAAGCGCCTTGCTCAATAGCACCGACTACGTCTTCTCTTACGTCTCCAGAAAGCCACTCGTCTACGGTGGCTATCTTACAGCGGAGTCCTTGTAGTTTGTTGATGCTCATTGGTCTGATTTCGATGATTGAGCCAGTTAGGAAGTTTTCAATACCTTTCTTAGTCGAGGCGAGTTTGGCTCGGTTCATCTTAGAGCCGGTCGTGTTCTGTAGGGAGCCATCGGTGAGGAACTTGAATAGTGGTCCTCTGGATCTAACGATAGCAGTCCTTATAGGCGACATGACCTCTTCAGCTTGTTTCATGGTAGGGGCTGTGGTAATTTGGTGGGTAGTTGAGGTATCTACATTTTGGAAGAATGATTGTATGCATGCTCCGTAAACAGATTTAGCCGCACCTCGGCCAACTATCAGGAACTGCTTATTAACAAGTCTCTTCTTAACCATCTTCTTTACGTATCGACCACCATGACCATCTTCGTTAGGTTCGTAAACACTTCGCTCTACGAAGTAGAACCAACTAAGAGCCATCTCGCCCCATAGTTTAAAGGAGTCTAACAGGTTTAGGTCCGAACCATCCGTTAGGGTCAACTCCTGCTCGCAATACTTGACCCAGCCATCTATAGCTTGGTCGTCATAGTACACTCCAGGGTTAGCTATCAGATCGTCAATACGATTCATCTCTAGTGAGATCTCATTATTGACTGGAATCTCGCCTCTCATTACGGCATCTCGAAACATGCCGTAGTATTTTGGAACTGCGGTGTTCGATAATGCCATAAATTATTCGCTCCTTATTTTTTTAATTTTACGAGCAATGTTAACAACTTTTTTGCCTAATTCGACTAATTTTGTAGGTGCGCTTTATCTTCCATTTTTATTCGCATTATACTTTCCAATCAAAATTTATGACTTCGTAAAATTCAAGATCAGCTATCTGCCTTGTCATGCCAGAAAAGCGGAAATATCCATCGTGACCGGTTATAAACATAGGTCTGTT